GCCTCCTCCGTCAAGTGATAATACTCTAATTGTATTTATATCCATAAAGTATAGACTCACTCATTTATCATTTTTCCGGGAGTAAAAGGTCTTGGATTCGGTACCGGTTTTGGATCATCTTTTGCAACCGGAGTTCTAAATTGCTCTTGTGGTTTATCAAGATATTCCTTTGCAACCCATAACCCCGTCCATACTTTCTGATTACCGGCCCACTCAAGTTGTTTATATAATTTTTCGTGCATTTCTCCGCTGCGATCACACTGATATATCCTCCTCTCAATTCTCATAATAATTGCCTATGTCGTAATTTAAGGTCAGATCAACGTTTTCACTATCTTTGCTAGTGGCAAGGGCAAAGGTTTCTTCATATTGAGCTTTAAGGCTATCTGCCATCTCCGGTTTATATTTTACAGCCAGCATCCATGTAAGACCGGCAGCTAATGCCGGATACATTTTGGCAGGAACTGAAGTAGTATTAAAAAAAGTACCGGCATCATACATTGTTTGTATGAATGAATATTGCAGAACCTGATAATCACTAGTCGGCGTCGGCCAGATATTTATTTTTGGTATTAAAGTTTTTTCAAAATAATAAGTTGTCGGTCTTGCTTGTAAGAACTTTTGCGCAAAAGATAGATATGTATCCCTGCTTATAGGACTCATTTTTAAATCAATGGTATTATTACCAAAATAAATCTCGGTAATATTTAATGTCCCGCCTCCTGTTTCCCTTATTCTATAGGTCATGGCTGATAGCGGAGTAATAACATCTGCCCATCTGGTTACTCCTGCCGTATAAACATAAGGATTAGACCACTCCACATTTAAAAGATTCCAGTTATTATTATCATTTGAATACTCAACAACTAAATTATAGCTTCCGGTAATATTGCTTGTGATACCTATAAAAGTTATTGTTTGAGATACGCCTGCTCCATACGTATAAGAAATGTTGCCATTAGTAACAGTTTGAGTACAAGCTGTTAGAGGGTTACCGTCAAAAGCATATAAAGGATTACCGCCACCGCCGGCATCATAAGTATCTGCCGTATTGGATTGCGGAGTTCCGTTTAATTGCCTTGTGAAATTGCGTTGTAATACTTCAAGTACATCTGTAATACTTGCATCTAAAGTATAACTACCCTGCCCTGTATTTAACGACAAATATAGCTTATTGATCGTCCATAAATTAATATTCTTACTAATCCAATCAAGAAGAAGAAAATTAAGACTTCTTCGTGCCGATTGCATTTGAACGGGTACTAATTGATCACCGGCAAACCCGATTCTCTCAAAACATTCAAGAATCAGATCGTCGTTTTCAAGTGATTGAAACGCATATGTACCTGAAACTTTAGCCATTATTTGCCTCTATTTTTAAAACTACTTAAAGTTTTTAGTCATAGTATTTAACTCTGCGAAATTTCAATATAAACGGGAGTAGTATTAATACCTGCTGCTAGATAAACAATTACGGCTGCATAAGGATAAGTCGTTTGGACAATAATACCGTTATTTAATTGCGCCTGGGTAATAGCTGCTAATGCTGCTCCCGTAACCGGTAATGCAAAATAATTACTAGGTCTATTTGCATAAGTAAGATTAGATGCCTGTAATGACACGGGAGCAATATTGGAAACTCCGTATATTATAGCGTTCCCTGCTGCCCATTGCCCCGCTGCCGTAAGAGAATTTAATAATATACTATAATTATAATTAGGATGGGTAAGTCCGGACTTACTATTACCGTCAGGTAGTACCACGGCAATATTATAATTTGATCCTATGGTAAAGGCATTGGCTACCCCGCCACCGGTAGCACTGATACTAATAATAGTGTGAAATAAATTATTAGTATAAACAGTGTTATTATTAGGTCCTGCTAAACTTTCTTGAATAATTAATCCATTATAAGTACCCACTATGGTAAAAGTAGACGTACTTACGTTTAATCCGCTAGTAAAACTTAAACCCGAAGCATACCCGTTACTAATAAATGAGACTTGCCCGTTGATTCCTACAAGTGATCCATTTAAAGTTAAGTTAATCGAATTCCCCGGCGTAGGCGGTATTAGCCCGTTATACGTACCGATATTAGCACTACTGCTTGCTACTGTCGGAATATTTACCGCTTGTCTAAAAATACTCATTTATTTCTTTTTATTATCAGATTTTTTGATTTCCTTAGAACTATCCTTCTTAACGCCCTTCTTAGGGGCGTTTTTTAGAAGAATATTAGCTAAGGCTCTACTGTGAACTGCCATAACTTACCTTTTATTAACTATTGACCGATTTGGAATACACCACGCCAGTTAGATACGCCAAAACAATATCTTTCTTGCGCCGCAAACCATATGCTCCTAGTAGTATTATCCATCCAAGACCAATCCTTGATTTTTTCACGTTCATAATGAATAAGTCCTCTTTCCGCATCAGTAATAATGTAAGAGGCCGTCGGAGAAGTAATAAAAGGATTGATAATATAACCTTGCGGGAAAACACTATCATGATTTATCATGTTAAGATCGTTAACACCGGCATAAGCATTGTTGTTAGCACTACCGACAGAGGTTCTAAATTGGCTGCCAATTAGAATACCTGCTACCATCCAATTGCTGGAGCCGGTTACCAATTTCTTTGATTTAACCTGCGCATAAGTACCGCTTATTTGCTTGAGCTGAGAAATCGCAGTTACGGCATTTTGAATACCGATTTCACTCAAAGCAACGTTAGTCGTATTGCTAGAAGTAGCACCACCGTCTATCGGATGAGCAGAAAACAAAGGATAGCCGTCTGCAGTAGTAATAACATTACCGAGATTTAAAATATTAGCAGCAATCTGGTTTTTTGTCTCCCGCAGAGCTTGAGCAAGTGCCTTAGCCTGTTTTGGAAACAGATTTTTATACAGGTTATCATTCATAGCCTCATCGGTTATACTAAACGAAGTACCGTAAGTTTTATGCTTATACATCGTTTGGTATTTAACGGTCATGGTATCTTGAGCTACGGATGATCCTTCAAGTTTTTCGACGGCAGGAGCTAGAGCTCTGATTTCGTCTTCAAATTCAAAGGCACGCTCAGAAGGATAAGTTTCAAACATTTCCTTCCATAAATCAGGATAATCTTCATATAAACCTATAACCGCCTTTAACCCGGGGCGGAGTAGATTATAAATCGATTGAGTATTAATAGCCATTTTATATTACCTCATTATATTTTAGGCAGTAACAGTCACAGGCATTAATCCTGGAAGTTTTGCGTGATTATTAATAGTTACAAGTACGTTTAAGAACGGAGTATTGTAATAAGTACCGGCTCTAGCATTACCCGGTTGACCATAGTTACCCGGCAGGTTCTTGGCATTTGGAGTAAAACCAAGTACTTTAAGAGTAGCACCGAATCCGGTTCCTAAAGTAGAACTCGCATAAGTATTTTGAGTATATACACCGGGAGCCGCCACGTTTAATGCTACATAAGGATTTCTATTATATTCGTTCGCACCGCTTATGTCCGCAGCAGTAGTTGCGGCATTAGCACGGGCAATAACGGCTAAAGACGGACAAGCATAAAAAGTAGATACTCCCCACGGATTACCGTTTGCTGCGCCGTAGTTAGCAATAAGAGGATTATTAGCATAACCTGCTACAGCTCCGTTTAATGTAATAGTAGCCATTGATGAAGCACTGTTATTAGTCGCTCCTATAGCGCTCCCGGTCATTAATTCAATACCGCTACCGATAACGGCGCTGTTTCCTATCGTAGCAGCATTAGTTGCATTTCCCGTATCAGGCCAAGTACCGTCTTGCACTTGCAAACAAGGTAATAAAGCAAATGTAGTATTTGCTGCCGTTAAAGCTCCGGTGTAGCAACTAAGTTGTATATCCCAGATAACAAAGGGATCATCAATGAGGGTAGCCATCGGATAAGTTCCGGCTTTTACTTGTGTTCCTGCTACCCAGTATTCTTGTTCAATATAAGTACCGTCAGGAGCGTAATAAGAACATCCCTGAAACACCCCAAGAATAGCCGGTTTTGGAGTAGCTACGGCAGCTGCGCCGGGAGCCGCAGAGTTATGCGTAATAGTTGTTACGTTAAGAGGAGTACCGGCCGCCCATGCTGCTGCAAAAACCGGAGTAGGATTATATAACATAATCTCGGCAGCAGATTGAGCGTAACTATATGTGCCACTTGAGGGAGCATATACAACCGGGTCTCCTTTATTTAAACTATAACTATTAGCATTTATTTTATAATTGCTATTTGTTTTTATATTATCAACACCGCTGATTAAATGACC